TCCAATGGGATAAAAACGTTGATTGTTTTTTAAATCAAAATGTTCAGATTTTCCACTTGCTCCACCTCCACCAAAATAAACGTTATTATTATCAAGATGTCCAACATTTAATAATTCTTTTTCAAAATCATCACTCCTATAAAAAATAGTATTATTATCAATATCGCTAAAATGCAAATTAAATCTTTCTTTAAAATTGACAATATTGGGAGGATTACTACTTAAATTATAATAATATTTATTATATTTATAACTATATGCATTATATTTACCATCCGCACCATTACCAGCAATATCAATATTAGTTCCATTATATGAATTTTCTCCTAATATTCTTTCAATTGATTCATAATCAGAATAATATTGATGTAACTTTGACATAACATCATTATTGTCTTTATTTTGAATTCCTATAATTTCACTATCATTATATTGGCGAAATCCATAATCTATACCTCCCCAACCTCCAACACCTGCTCCACCTGGTCTTTTATATAATGGATGATTTGGATCCCATGATGAACTATCAGACTTTGTAAAATAATCATAATTAAATCCTAAAGAATTAAGTGTTTTAGTTTCATCAGAATTATTAATTGAATTAACCAGAATTTTATTAAAATTACTACTAATAAAAGCATAATAAGCTATACCAGCTCCTCCACCACCTACACCACCATTAGCAATATAAGCATTTACTGAACTTTTGTATCCATTTTTACCATATCCTTTAATATCCTTTTCACTAAATGTATCTGTACCTATTTGTACATCTTTAGCATCATTACCACCTTTTCCTCCACTACCTACAATAATTTTAAAATTATCTTCTGAATTAACATATTTTCTTTTAACATAATGAATATCACCACCTGCTCCACCACCACCACAACCATAATGATTATTTTGTCCGATTGTTTTAAAAGAACTACCTTGTCCACCACCACCACCACCACCTATTATTAAAAATTCAACTATAGCATTTTCATTAAATTTGACATCGTATTCTGTAAAATCATTATTACTTCTATCATTGTCATATTTAAATACAGATATAAAATATTTATCATATAATTCATTTGTATTATAATTTATACCAAATTCGCCACCATTTCTTGAGGAATTGAAATTATAATTATAATTATTAGCAAAAGCTACAAATGGTACATTATTATTATTTTTAAATGTTGGAAATGGATTTAATTTAATATTATTAATTTCTCCATAACCACCACCATAAGCTATTTTATTATATTTATCAAATATTTTATCATTTAATAAATATGATTCACTACCATTTTCATATGATTTATATGCACCTTTGCCAACATAAATATCAATAATATCATTTTGAATAGCATCAAATTTATATGCAATTATACCACCAGCACCACCACCAGCTAAATTTCCAGCACCTCCACCACCAACTAATAAAACATCAATATCATTAATATCATTATTAAATTTAATTTTATTATTTTCATTAAAAACTAATATATTATATTCATTACCTATAATACTTGTATGTTCAAAATAATTATTAATAATAGAAATATCATTAGTTGATAAATTATTATTAGAATTGAATTTATAATGTACTTTTAAATCATCTTTATCAATATCTAAAATACCATATATATTTTTATCATATTTAAAAATTATATTACTACTTGTATTATTGATAGGATTGATAGAAACACAATTAGATGTTATAATTGGTTGTTCTTTATTAAATATTTCAGTAGGTTGTGATAAATCGGAAAATGGTAAAACATAACGAGATGAATCAACATCATAAATGCCAGCATTTATTTTATTATTATCAATTGTTATATTTTTACCAGCAAATTTTTTAGGAATATTTTTATTTATTAGAACATTTTTTAGGGGATGTATATTATAATTTAAATAAGCTATTTTTTCTACATCATCAAATATAATATCTTCAAATAACATAGTAAAGGTAAGTAATGTATGACTATCATCAATAATTAAATTAAATGTACCTGCTTCATTATAATTAGAATAATAAGAATTATCATGTAGTAATCTATAATTTAAAAATATACTAAATGATGTTAAATTAATAATTTTAGGTTTATTAGCTGAACCACTAAATGTAAATTTTATATATTTTTCATTGTCACCAATATTATATATACTATTATTAATACTATTAGAACCAGTTATTGATTCTGAATTTTTACCATCTATACTTTTTATAATAATATTATCTGTTATGTCACTATTATTATCTATAGTATTTTCGAATTCATTACCAGTCCTATTACCAATTCCCCAAGCTCCAATACCATAGAATGATATATCATTACATATTTCCATAAAACGATTACAATGTCCTATATAATATTTAAATTTTATACTATTAATTAATGTAGTAGCCGAATAATATATTGTATTATTAGATATTAAATTATAAAGTTCATCATCATTATCAATTTTAGCAATAGTATCATTATCGATAGGTATATTACCTAATAATTTATCAATATTATATTCAATATTTAAATTTGAATTTAAATAATAACTATCTTTTATACTATTATCTTGTGAAGTTTTAATAAATACTTCACAAGTAACAGGTGGACGACCTCTAATTAAATCATTATTAGAATATGAATTTTGAGCATATAAATAATAATCATATACTGGTTCATATTTATTTATAGAATTAGTAATATATGAATTACCATTATCTGTATTGGATAATTTAATAGCTGGTTTTGCAATTACTTCAATAGTAGAGGATAATGATACACTTACATTTATTTCCCCACCTGATGTTTTATAATAAGTAAATGTAGATTTTGAACTATCTTGCAATTCTTCTGATTTTATAACTATCCATCTATCTTTATAATCACTACAATATTCACTATCTCTTGTTATAAATAGATAATATTCTACTTTTTCTGGTGAAAAAGGTATAGCCCATTCTTCAAAATCATTATTATAATCTCCAATACTAATATTACCATCCGGTGATTCTGATTCTCTAAAAGTAATACCAGAATACCAAGGTTTCAATTCATTAAAATTAAATTGATTTGGATATTTATTACCTGGTAAATTTTTAATTTTTGTCCATCCAAACATACCAGTTAAATTTTCAATATCTTCATTTATACGTTTATTATCTGGATTATCTACACTAATATTACTCCAATGCAATACTTTATCAAATTCTCCTTCAAGTTCAGAAAAATCAGTATAAATTTTAGATTTAATATCTAAATTATTTATATTAATTTTACCTTCTAAATCTTGATATTTTGTAGGTATTATTGGTACATCTTTAATATCATACCATGAAATTTGTCCTTTATCTTTAAAATCATTATATGTATATTTAATAATAGGTGCATCACTTATCATATCCCATGTAATTTTACCATTTAATTCATTTAAATTTTCAGGTATATTAAAATCTGTAATATATAGAGAATCGTTTGTTAAATCAGTAATTATCCAATCTTGAATATTTTTATCAAATCTTAAATTACCTTTTAATTCTTGTTCTGTATTTTTTTGATTATATAAATCTAATATATTCGCATCTGTTAATATTGTATTATACATTCTGTAATCATCAATATTTCCATCAAAATAATAATTATTATTTAATATTGATGTACAACCCAATGTAAATGTGTAATCAGTTGTAATAATTGGATAATATTTATTTGTACTTGATTCGTAAATTGTACCATTAATGTATATTTTCCAATTATGAATCTGTTCAGTATATATTCCTAAATAATTTGGTTCAATTATCCAAACTATATGATTCCATTCTAAATAATTAATATTTGATGTTTTTGTATTAAAATTTATAAAATTTTCATTATTAATAACAAAATGATATTCTTCATCTGATGGTTGAAATAATATTTGAAAAGAAGACTCATTTATATTTATACCATTTTTACTACCATAAAATATTCTACTACTATCACTATTTCCTTTAGAATTAGCTTTAATCCATAAAGATATTGTTATTCCTGTTGGTATAATTATATCAGAATCTATATTATAAAATGTATTAAAGAAAGTATTATTATTTTTTTCTATATATACACCATTATCTATACCATTGAATTTTATAGAACCTATATCGAATAATTTATTTTCAATATCTATTATTGGATTACCTATCAATTCTGATATTATTTCTATTTCAATATTATTTGATGTTAATTTTCCTATATTATTACTATTATCAAATTTATACCATATTTTTAAATAATTTTCATCTTTATCTAATATTTTATAATTATTAGGTTCAGCCAATGATGTAAATGGTAATAAATAATTAAAATGATTATAATTATTACTTGTCGTATGATATAAATCACCAACATTAATTTTATTATTATCAATATATATATTTTGACCCGAATGATTAGTATTTTCAAGTATTATTTCGGATGATAACTTATCATTAATATATCTTATTGTTTTATTATCTATTTTTAATTCTGATTGACTTAAATAATTATATGTATTTAATTCATTCTCAGTAACATATTCGTTTGCTATTTGACTATATAAGAATTGTCCTATTATATTACTTGCATTTATTACTATATTTATATTATCACATATAATATCACCAGTAGTATCTAATACTTTTGTTATAATAGTTCCATCTTCATTTAAAAAAATATTACTATTTATTATTAATTGTTTAGTATATATATCATTTGTTATAAAATTATTATTAATTTCTATATTACTTGAATTTGTAATATTAAATGGAATATCACTTATTTTATTTATATCAATTATAGCTTCTGTTTCTTCCGTCGAACCAGATATAAAATCTTCTCTAATATATAATTGTTGTGTATTTTCATCAAAACCAAAATTTGCAGGTTCAAATTTAGTAATATTACAATTTGTATTAAAATAGTCAATAAATTTAGGTTTGATGTTTAATTCCATTAATATATATAGATGTTTCTATTTATAATATTTAAATAATATTTTATTAATAGAGTTCTATAAATAAATGGATTTTAATAAATCTTCAACTTTATTAGATTATTTTAATACAAGTTGTAATATTACTAAATTTAATCCAAGTATTTTTAATTATAATGAAAATACTAAAAAAATTATTATTAAAGATGATTTTATTTCAAAAGTACCATTTCATAATATTGATAATAATCCTATTAATTATTCATATTTTACTGATAAATTAACTACATATGGTAATTATTATAGTAGTAATAATGTTATAAATACAGATCAATTCAATATAAATAATATTATTTATATGAATAATGATGGTAATATTACTACAACTAATAATATCCATTGTGAAAATTTACATTTTGATAATGAAAATGATTTCTTTATACAAACTTCTAATTTTAATAATATTACATATCTTGAAGGATATTTTACTAATAGTTATTTAAGTAATTTTAACTATTATACACAAAATACATTACCAATAGATAATGAAACTATTATATTTAACGAATCTAATGAGTTAGTTTCTATATCATCTATTATCACTAATAATTATGAAGGTCAAAATATTAAAGTTGAAAATAATAAAATTAATGTTGGTCATAAAACTAATGGTATATATAAATTTCCATATAAATCTTTAAATTTTCCCAATAATATTGATTTTAATACTGATTTGATTTCATATGATAATATTATTATACATCATGATGATTTTATATATTATAATTATACTGATACTTCTATTATACATACTTTAAATATATCTAAACAAGTTTCAGCTGATATTTTAATTGTTGCTGGTGGTGGTGGTGGTGGATATACTGGTGGTGGTGGTTCAGGTAGTTGTATAATTTACAAAAATTATATTTTCAATATAGGTAACTATATTATTAATATTGGTAAAGGTGGAACTGGTAGTAATGGTTCTTATGCTGCATCTAATGGAAATGATACTTATTTAGCTATTCCATCAACACCTATTGAATTAGATACAAGCTATTCGACTGATGATACAGGTTATTCTGCTGATAAAATAAAAATTATTTATAAATTAAATAATAATCTAAATGATTATTATAATAATTATAATATTAATATTCAACAAAACTTTACAGATAATTATATATTTGTTAGAGAAACTATATTATCTAATAATAATATTACTTGTTTAAAATTAGAAGAAGGTGTTTATCTTAATTTAAATGAATATGTTAATAATATTTTATTAAATTACGTATATACTATCACATTGTGGTTTAAAATTACTTCTAATACTAATTATATTTTTGGAGGATATCTTAAAAATATTAATTATAATACTTTTGATTTAAATGTTCTTAAATATGACCATAATACTAATCATATTTATTGGTGTAGGAAAATTAATAACAATTCTTATATTGATAAAATTGAACATACTATTAATAATCAATGGAATCATATTACTTTAATGTCTAATATTACTAATGGTATTATTAATTCTCCTAATATATATATTAATAATTTAAAATGTGATGTTTTAGAAGCGAATGATCTTAAAGATACTATATTCTCTGATATTGTTGATACATTTGATGTACAAAAAAATACTTATTTTAAATTAGGTGGATATTTTAACAATAGTTATGGTACTAAACATTTCTCAGATTTTAGATTATATAATTATATTCTTAGTAATGATGAAATTAATTATATTTATAATTATATAAGTCTTGATAATTCTGGTTCTCAAACAATTCCTTCTACTATTAGAAATGAAATTTTTAGAGCTAAAGGTGGTGGTGCTGGTGGTTCTGATAATATAAGTGGTCTTGATGGTGGTTCTGGTGGTGGTGGTGGTGGTAATGGTTTTATACCAGGTAATGCTTTAAATAATAACTTTATTCCATATAACAATAATTATATTGAATCTGGACCTACTACTTCTACTAATTTTACAATAAATGCTAATAATGGTAAAAATTTAGGAGGTGGTGGAGCAGGTACTGATATATCTTCCCATTCATATAATGGTGGTACTGGTATTTCTAATACTATTATTGATGAAATTGATTATAATTTAAAAGATTATTTTCTTTTGCAAAAAAATTATATTTGTGGTGGTGGAGGTGGTTATATTAATGGTTCTATTGGTGGTTTAGGTGGTGGTGGTAATGGTAATAATAATGGTAATGGTTATAATGCAACATATTATGGTTCTGGTGGTGGTGCTGGTACTTTAATTGGTGGTAATGGTTATGGTGGTATTTTAATTATTAAATTTTATAAAGATATTAGTTCTACAACAGGTTTATTAAAATATAATGATATTGATGGTTGGAAAATAGGTTCTATTATACCTACAACTTATGCAGATTTAGATGGTAAAATTTCTTGGGACAAAATTTCTAATAAAAAATTTATTCCACAAACTATTAGTGAATTGGGAAATGATATTTACATGAGTAATTTAGATTTTACATTTGATATTAAAAATGATTTCTCGGATTTTGCCAATCAAAATATAACTAATAATATTACTATTAAAAATTTAAGAGATTATAATAAAAATTCCTTAAAAGATTTAGATGGTAATGGATATATACATATTGATAATATTCAAGATATTAATCCTCCATATACTACATTTAATGAATATTTAGAATCTATTCCTGATAATAAAACAATTACCATTTCTGATAATAAATTAGGTATTCAACATTTACCAGAAAATAATCAACTTAATAATGTAAATATTACTATATATGATGATAAATTTAATTTGGGTTTTAAAGATGAAAATAATTATTCTTTCAAATTTCCCTATACTTCTTTAACTAATCCTACTATAAATGATTCTAATAATTATGGATTTATTCAATATATTGATAATTCTTGGCAATTTAATTATCAGAATATTATTGATATTAATCCTTTTAATAAAAATTATATTAGATTTAATAATTCTTATCAGTTAAATTTAGCAGATAATATTACATCATCAAGTGATATTACTAATATTATTAATAATGTTAATAATAATCCAGGTTTAATTTTTTGTAATTATTTATATAGTCGTTATGATATTGTTTCTTTTTCTACAACATTATCATCTGATTTTAAGTTAAAAAAAAATATCAAATCGTTAAAATATTCTAAAGAATTAATGAAATTAATTCCTATTAGTTATAAATGGATTGATACTAATAATGATAATTTCGGTTTAATAGCACAAGATGTTGAAGAGATATTACCACATCTTATTAAAAATAATTATTTTATAGATAATAATTATTATAAAACAATTAATTATAATGGTTTAATACCATATATGATTAAACATATACAAGATTTACAATTAGATGTTAATAATTTAAAAAAAAAGAAATTAAAATATAATATTAAAAAAAAATTAACACCTTAATATAATTATTCCATTTATAAAATAGTACATTTCCTTATTTTTATAAAATAATATAAAAGGTTTTAAAAATTTTTAAATTTATTAAGAAATGTACTATTTTTATAAAAGATGATTATAACTTGATATTTTCAATATATATATTAATTAACTTATTTAATATTTTTAAATTGTATTAAATATCATACTAATAAGATAATATTATATTATAAAATAGTAAATTCTCTTATTTTTATAAAATAATATAAAATATTAACTTACGTCATTTCACGATGATTTTTGTGGTTTTATACAATTCTTTTATTCTGCATTTTAGTAATATTTTTATTTCTTATTTTCAAGTTTTGAATATATTCATGTTTTTTCGTAAAAAAATTTTCAAAAAAATATTTCCTAGTGAGCAAGTGAGCAAGTGAGCAATTTCTCATAACATTTTCAATATTTATATTATAATTATATAACCATTCGTAGTAAGAGCTCAAAAATAGCTCACTTTTTATAGAATTTTTAAATTTATTTATTTAAGATTTTCAATTATTAATGAAAAAATACACATCATTGTCATAATTATACACTATAATATCAATAAAATAATGACAAAAAAACAAGTGGACAAAATGTAATCCCTAGTGAAGAAAATGTTATCCCATTTGAAGAAAATGTTATCCCATTTGAAGAAAATGTTATCCCTAGCAAAGAAAATGTTATCCCAAAGCAAAAATTATATTTTTTTAGTATTGTTTATTTATAAATTAATATATATAACTATTATTTCAAAATTTACAAATCATTCTTATAATAATATAGTAATCAAATCTACTTTATTATATCATTTATATATTTTTAATATTATTTATTGATATATATAAAATTACTAATCATATTCATAACAAATGTTTATTATATTTATAATATATATATATTTATTAAATGTAAATATTAATATTTTAATTTATATAATATATTTTTAAAATGAGCAACTGAGCATTTTAAAATGAGCAACTGAGCAACTTTAAAATTCTGATATAAAATATATACATATATAAAAATAAATGCACTATATAATAGTATGTCTGAAAATTGCTCAATTAAATTATATAAATGTGATAAATGCAATTATACAACAAAAAAATGTTACAATTTTATAAGACATCATAATGCTAAACATAAATATGATAATACGTATAATAAAAATATTTGTGAATATGTAATCCCTAGTGAAGAAAATGTTATCCCTAGTGAAGAAAATGTTATCCCTAGTGAAGAAAATGTTATCCCTAAATTTATTTGTAAAAAATGTAATAAAACCTATAAAACAAAAAAATATTTATTTGAACATGAATCAAAATGTAATGGTTTAGATGATTTAACTTGTCCAAGATGTATGATATCATTTACAAATAGACATAATAAATCAAGACATGTAGCTAAAAATAATTGTAAACCAAGAAGTATTATATATGCGAGGAAACCAAATACAAATGATATAAATACAAATATAGAAAATCAAAATACAAATTATAATATTGAAACACAAAATAATATAGAAAATTTAGAAAATCAAAATAATATTACAACTAATATATATATAAATAATTATGGCAATGAAAGATTAGATTATCTAAATTACGAAAAAATGTTAAGAATATTTAAAAATGCTTATGATATTCCACGTTTATTAACAGAAGAAATACATTTTAATAAAGAATTTCCAGAAAATAATAATATTTTATATAAAAACGAAACAAATGCATTAATAAAAATAGACGACGAATTTATATTAAAAGATTTAAATAGTATAGCAGATGAATTAGTTAATGAAAAAACATCACAAATACAAAAATTTGCATTAGAAAATAAAGAAGTAATATGTACAAATATAGAAACACAAAAATATCAAGATATGGTAGAATTATTATTAAATTTCATATTATTAAAAGAGCCACAAGAACATTATAAAAAACAAATAAAAAAAATAAAAGATATGATAAGAAATGGTAATAAATAATATTTTATATTATTTATATAAAAAAGAAAGAAGATATATTATTCAATTATTGGTTTAAAATAATTATTACCAACCTTTATGTAACTATTATATTGAAGATTTTCAATACCAAAATCATTCCATTGTTTTTGTGTAAATGTTTTTGTTTCTCCATTTATATTTGTTAATTGATATTCTATACTATCATTATATAATCGAATACCATTATCAGATGGTTGTACTAAACCTTTATTAATCCATTTCAATCCCGTAACATAATTAATATTTTTTCCTAATAGATTATTATATTCAGATTTTCCTTTTAATCTTTCACTGATATCAAGTGTATTATCATCATCATTATATATTATAGTATTTTTAGCATTTTCAATATCATTTACTTTAATGGCATATGATGTATCACCTGGTTTTCCAACTTCACTAATATTATTATCTTTATTATATTTTAAAATAACAATACCACTACCACCAGAACCACCAATTGATATAGAATTATTATAATTATTTAATATATTATTTGGTATATTTTTAATTGGTTTATACCATTTATCAGAAATTGTAATTTTTATAAAATAATCTTCGTTTTCTTGAAGACTAATATTAAATTTACTAAATTCTTTATATGTAAATTTAATTCTTTGTGTAGAAACTTCATAAATATGAGATTCAAATAATATATTATATATTTGCACACCACTCTTCTGAGACTCAGGAATTTCATCCCATATCAAACCATATTTAATATTACCTTCACCTTCCGACCATGGATTATTATTATATGAATAATTATTATATATTTGTTGATTTATTGATAATGTATTATAATTATTATACATTACACCACCCCCACCCCCTCCACCAGTATTTAATATAGCATCTAAATTATGTGTTATTGATGACCCCCTTCCTTGTTTTGAAATAATATTATCATTATTTATATAAAGTTTAATTATTACGACACCAGAACCACCATCACCTTTAATGCCATCTTTATCTAAACCACCACAACCACCACCACCAGTATCTTTTTTACCAACATAAGAATTAATATATTCAGTATTAGATACAGATGTTCTATCAAAATTAATTATTCCACCTCCACCCCCTTTACCCCCTTTACCATAAAATGTTGTATTATTTTCATAAGGCAATTCATCAAATTTTGTAGTTGAATTATATTCCCATTTAACCATTCCACCACCACCTCCTCCACCAAAATATATATGTTTTTCACCATCAATATAATAAGGACCATCACCAATATCATTAATATTAAAATGTTGTGCAATATTATATTCATTACTATCACTATCAGTTACTATACTTTTACCATCTCCACCATCACAACCAGTTCTATAATTAATATAATTAACAAATGAATATAATTTATTATTTTTAATAATAAATATATCATATTTATTACCAATTGGTATATAATAATTATTAATATCATCAATTAATACTTTAATATATGAAGTATCATCAAATGGGTCATTGGGATTATCTAATGGATAATTGGTAAGCATATCAGTTAATTCATATTGACTTATAGTATTTCTATATTTTAAATATATAGATAAGACATGGTCATCATTAGTAGTAATTAATTTTCCATTACTAACTGGTTCGGTTCCTATATTTTCCCAAACTAAACCGAGTGGAATATAATTTGTTATATTAAAATCATTATCTGGTATTTTATTATTAATAAAATTTGGTATAATTTTTGAATTAATATGATTAAATAATTTATCATTTTCTATTTCATATTTATTATTATATTCTGTTCCGTATAATCTTAATTTATTGATCGCCACACCACCATATATATTTAATGAAATATCAAAAACATTTATAAAATACAACAATCCTATTTTAAACCAATCACCTGCATTAATATTAGTATGGGGTTTAAAATAATAATCACCTACTTTAATATAATGGTTAAATGATAATTTTTTATTATAATAATCAGACCAATCACTTGTTTCTAAATTAATTATTTCACCATTAGTTGTATAACTAATTAATTTAGAATACAAATCTGTTAAATTTACAAAATCATCACCAGTCATTAAAATCATATTTGAATCAGTTGGTGTTGTCCTACCTAAATTTATCCATTTTAAACTTAATAATTGATTCATATTTATAAGATCTGATTTTGATAATATTAATTTCTTAATTGGTACAAAACATATATTATCAATAGTTACATAAGGTAATTTGTAAACATCTTTACGTAACTCATTATAATCAGATTCATCGAGATTATCTTCAGACATTTTAGTATTCCAGTCAATTCTTGAAAATATTTTTTGATATCCTAATACAGACCATACTGCTTTCCATTGAATTTCTGTCATTGTACTATCTTGTTTATCAATCAATAATAATTCTTTAAAATTTTTTCCAATTGATGTATTACTAATATTTAATCCATTTTGATAATTAGTACCTATATTAACCCAATTTAATGCACTTTCATCATTAGAATTATATTGAAATAAAGTATTCCACATTATATTTAAATTATTATCAAATATATTAGTAATATTAGTGCCAGTTTCTGGTTCAGTTAAACCAATATAGTACCAATATTCACATACCTGATATTTATCTACATTATCATATCCAAAAATTTGTTTAATACTTAGTTTATAATATAAAAAGGGTTTATAATTAGTTGCTCTATCAGTATTTTCTAAATGTTTAATATAATTTTTATTTGTTTTATCAAAATCTGTATGAACTAAATTTTCAACAATTATATTATACCAAGCAACATTATTATTAGAACCACTAATAGTATAATTTTTAGGCATATATACTATATTTTTTAATTCATCAAATATACAATTAAATTCATATTTTTCTAATATAATTGGAGTTGATAATTTAATAGTAATATTATCTTCTGTTCCACTATCTCTTAATAAACCATCATTATATTTATAATTATTATCTGCCCATATTCCATAATTATCTGATATTTCATTAAATATTTGTACAGGATTCCAGTTATTATTATTTTCATTAAATAAATCATTTATATAATTATTTTTCCCATCATATATAGTTGAATAAGTAATATTATATTTGCCATTAGAATAATCATTATTAGATTTTAAATAAATGACATTATCATTATTATCATTACTTGTAAATTCTTCTTCGGAATATTGTAATAATGTTCTATTAGATATTGATGGATATTCTCTTACTTTTAATAAATAATTAGCTGATATATTTTCTTGTTGATTCCATATACTTCCATTTTCATTATCATAATATTTTAATTTTTCCCCACTTAAATCACTTCCTGGATCACCACTACCACCACCCCCCCCACCATATAATTCTAATATATTATATTCTCTTATATATATATCTGAAATTAAATATTTTCGTATGATTACTATACCTTCAAAACCATCACCACCATTACCATATCCACCACC